TCTACCGGGATATTTGAAACGGGCGGCGGCCTCAGCATGAGCACCCGCGGGACAATGCGCTTTTTCATTGACAATGACGCGAGCGGCAGTGACTTCTATTCGTGGTACGCCAACGTCAACGCACCCGGCACCACCATCATGTCCCTGGATGAGACTGGCCTACTCACTACGGTGGGCGGTCTCAGCACCACCACGGGCACCTTTACGGGGCTCATCCAGGCTACGCTCACCACGCAGCAGCTCAGCCTGCGGTACGATGCCAGCAACCACCTGGCGGTCACGGTGGCGAGCAATGGCGCGGTGACGCTGGATGCCACGGGCGCGGGCGCGGCGTTCACGTTCTCGGATGCGGTGACAGTCAGCGCGGGCCTGACCGCCACTACCGGGACATTTTCCGGCGACGTGACCACCTCCTCCGACAACCTTACCGTGGGATTCGGCATTACCACGGAGAACCAAAACGGCATCCTCACCGTGATATCTGGGACTCACGGAGGGGCTAATGACAAGGACGGCGTGCTGCTATTCAATCGGGGCGCCACGGAAATGTGGCGCGTGGGGTTGATTGGGCAGGTAGCAACGGATGGCGCGCTCCGTATTCGGGATTCTGCTAATGGACTCCAGAAGGTTGTTATTAATGCCACCGGGGCGGGGGACATAGACTTTACTGGAGCGGTGGATAGTGACCTGGGATTCAAAAAGTCAGGCACGCAGGTGGTGAGCGCGCGCGTTACTGGGTATACCGCCTTCACGGGCTCCGCCACCAATCGCGCCACAGCCTACGACACGGCGACGATTACGTTGCCTCAGCTTGCAGAACGTGTCCGCGCCTTGCAGATAGACCTTACCGCCCACGGACTCGTTGGCGCCTAGCGCCACATACGGGAGCGTCCCATGCAGATAGACTGGGTACAAGCCACGGTGATCGCAGGCCGCCTGCCGCAGCTGGAGGTGCACGTCCAACCGCCCGAGGGCGCGGACCCGGATGACACGCCCGCGCGTTCGGTATACGTCACCGATGCGTCCCGGCTCCAGGCGGCGGCCGCCATCATCGCGGCGCTGATCACGGAGCGCGGGCTCAGTGCCAAGGCGGAGCGTGGCCTGCCCTGCGTGGTGCAATTCCGCCGCGATATCAGCCACGAGGAGCTGGGCTCGGTGCAGGTGGGCGCCAGCCTCAGCAAGATCAAAGCGGACAACGCGACGGCCGCCGACATTCACGCGCTACTAGATGCGCTGGCGGGAGACGCCGAGGCCGAGGTGGGCACGGCGGTGGCGGTGCGCGTGGCGGTCAAGCCCAAGGAGGAAGCACCGGAGGGGGAGTCAGCACGCCCTGGCGCCGAGGTTTTCGGCGTAGACGAATCACCCAGCGAGGGAGTGATATGAAACTCACGAACGGGGAAGTTTGGCAGGCGGGCAACGCGCTCGCGCGCATCTGCTCCATGGAAGGGCTCAAGAATTCCACGCTGGTGATGCGCCTGGCGCTCTGCAAAAACTGGCTGCACCCCTTCTATAAGAAGGTGGAAGGCACGAGGATGGACCTGGCCAAAACGCTCAAGGTGGTGGGGCTCGCCCGGTTCAACCCGGACGGCACCGCGGCGAGTCTGGCCGAAGATCAGCGCGACTCACTAGACCAGTTTGAAGCGCGCTGGCGCGAGGTGCTGGAGCAGGAGCACGCCGATTTCCCCGAGGACTGGAAGGCGCCCGCCCCCATCTCGGTGCAGCTCTTCAAGGGGGCCAAGGAGATGCCGCGGCCGGATGACGTGGCGGCCTGCCTCCTCCTCGGCATCATCGTGGACGGCGAGCCCGTGGCCGACAAGAAAGAGGGCGGGGTAGTCTGACTGCCAGCCGGGGCGCCGCCTCCTGGGTGATCGTGGGCTCCCTCGGCTCGGTGGCCGTGGGAGCCCTCGGTGCATTGGTATTGCAGGTGGTGGCGAGTCCCGGCCTCCAAACGGGAGAGCTCATCCTCCTGGGGTTCCAGGGCATCCTGGGCGTGGCGTTCGTGGGGCTCTGGAACGAGTTTAAGCGCCAGGCCAAGCACGAATCCGATGCGCGCAACGCGCTCCACACCAAAGTGGACGCGCAGAACCAAGAGCAGGCGGCGCGCTACGCCGAGCTGCGGGAGAAATTCGGCCGCCTGGATGAGCGCGCGATCAGCTCCACGGAGATGCTCAAGGCGCAGGACGAACGCCTGGACGGACTGGGCAGCAAGATTTCCAATCAGGTGGAGCGCGGCATGCAGAGCCGCATGGAGGCGCAGGACAGGCTGATAGATAGCGTCATGCTGCGCATGGATAACCTGAGCTCGGAGGCGAGGAAAAACTAATGAAGCTGAGCCAAACGCAATTTGTGCAGCGCTCGGCGGCCAAACTTGCAAGCAGCCTGGCCAAAGACCCAGAGCTCCGCGCGCAGATGGGCGGAGAAAAACTAGATGAGGGCAGCCGCCGCCGCGTGCTCCATCGGAAGGCCGCCGCTACCTACGTGGGCCTTTTCCTGGCGGTGCTGGGATTCGTGGGCGGCTTTGTCTCGCTCGGTGTCATTTTCTGGCTGCTCAAGATCAAAGTGATTGAGGGCACGCCCATGTTTTTGGCGGCGCTCGTGGTGCCGGGCGCGCTCTTTCTCCTCGGCATCGCAGGCGCCGTGAACATCTCCAAGGAGCTCAAGGACTCGCTGGGCTGGGTGGCGCTTTTCCTGCGCAGCATCGTGGCCATCTTCCGCAAGCTGCCAAATGAACCGCCGCCCCCGCCCGCCGTATGAAGTGGGGCGCGGCGGAGCTCCACGATCTGCACCCGGATTTCCGGGCGGCGGTGATTCCCATTCTGGATGATGCGGAGGCGGACGGGCTGGACGTGCGCCGCCAGAGCGGCTACCGGAGCAACGCCCGCCAGAGCGGCCTGCACACTACCTACCTCATAGAGAAAGCAAAATTTGACCGGGGCGAACGTAAGGAGGAGCCGCTCCCCGCGGCTCCCGCGGGCAAGAGCGCTCACAACTTCGCACTCTGCTCGCGTGACACCTCGCACCTGATTGGCAACGCCGACAAGTGCCCGAGCTGCGGCGCGGCCACCATTGGCGCGAGTCTCGCGCTGGACGTGGCGATACTGGACCCGGACGGCCGGGCGGTGCACTGCCCGCCCGAGCGCGACATAGCCAAGCGGCCCGAGGTGTGGCAGCGCTGGAGTGTCATCCTGGGCCGACACGTGGCCACCGTGCGGGACGGCGGCAACTTTCAGGGGCGGCTGGACGTGGTGCACTTTGAGAGCCTGGGGTGGAACGTGCTGGACCATTCCTACCGGAAGCTATGAGCGACGGAGCCGGGGCCGTCCCCCGCCCTTTGTACGGTTCAGCGGGGCTCTCTGGGCCTACCCGCGGCGTTGCCCAGGCCCGGCTCCTGCTCGTGCTGGCCGGGGTGGCGGCCGCCCTGATCTTCGGCTGGCTCGGCTACCAGAACGCCCGGCTGGCGATTGAGGAGGAGGCCCGCCAGGAGCAGGCGGCACGTGCCATGGCCGCCTATAAGGCCAGCCATAGGGGCCTGCTGGCCGCCCAGCAGCTCAATGCCTCGCTGCGCAATGCCAGGGCCGAGGCGCTCACGCGAGCTGCCAGGGCCGCCCAGGAGGCGCAGGAGGCCCATGTGGAGCGGGAGGCGGCAGAGAAGGCGCTGACGGCCGCCAAGGCCGGGGGGAGCCCGGAGGCCGCACTGGTGGCGGCCGAGCACGTGATAGCCGCCCTCAAGGGGGAGCTGGCGGGGGCCGAGGCCGGGCGGGTGGCGGAGCGGGAAGCGGGGGACGCCAGCGAGGCGCGGGCGGTGCTCTGGGAGAAGGCGGCGCAGGTGGCGCAGGCGGCCGCCGATAGCCTGGCCGTGTCGCTGGCCCGGTATCAGCGGGCTGCGGATTGTCACTGGCTGGGGCTACGCTTCTTGCCGCGCTGCCTCAGCCGTACTGCCTCAGCGACCGCGGGCGCCGCGGGAGCGGCGGCGCTCCTCCTTCTGGTAGGCCGCTAGTCCTTTCTTGGCATCCTTGCCGTAGCTGGAGCCGCAGGCCGGGCATATCCAGTACGGCCCCCGCTTCACCAGCTTGGCCTTGTTGCAGGGCCAGAGCGTGCAGTGGTCCGTGGGTGCGAGCGCCTGATCTTCGCAGCTCATTCCGTGCGCCTCTTTCCTCTTGCCGTTGCGAACCATGACCAGCCCATGGTGCCGTGGCCGTTTTCCGCCAGTCCCTTGCGCCTCAACCGTTGAAGCGCGGCCGAGGCAGCCACCACCGTAACGCCGAGATGGGCCGCGGCATCGGCCACCCCGGTGCCCTCCTCTGAGTCCAGGCACTCGGCCAGCATCCTACTCTCTAGGGTTTTTCTCATTGACTCCGTGCAGCTCTAGATGGCTCCGTGCAGCTCTAGGATATGCCGCTCCAGCTCTTCTAACACGTCCGCCGCGCTCCGGCCCACCGCCTCCAGCTCCAGCTTGCAGATGGAACACCAGGCGCGATCAGCGCGCATGAGATGCAGCGGCCGCACCTGGCCCTGGCTGATCTCCCACGCGGCTTTCGCCCCCGTCACCGAGCGCACCAGAAAGCTGAGAATCCCGCAGCGCCGCGCACGGGCGCCCCACGCCGCCTGACCAGGGCGGAGCTGCTCCCCGCGGCGCTTGAATTCGGCAAAGAACGCCCGGCCCTGCGCCGGAAATACCAGCGCGTCCGGGTGGTCCACGAGCTGGCCGCGCATCGCCCGGCCATCGGAATACACGATCACCGTAGCTCCCAGCTTGCGCCAGAGCTCCACGCAAGCATGGGAGACGGCGAGCTCGCCCTCTACTTCGCTGGGGCCGGGAATGTGACCGCCTTGGGGTCAATCGCCTTGGCGGCGAGGTATTCGTCCAGCGTCTCACGGCTCCAGAAGGATGCCACTACGCGGCTCTGCACCTTCCGGCCGCCAGGCGTGCGGCTGATCTTGTGCAGCTGGAGCACCTTCTCTGACGCCTTGCTCTCCGTGCTGAGCTGGAGCTCTTCCGTTGTCTCCACCACGGTGTAGCGCACTTCTTTCTCCACAACGTCCTCCTCTCAGGTAAAATGAAATGGCGATAGGTAGAGCGCGATACTTACGCCTATCGGTGGGGCGGCGTGGCTTCCCTGCCTGCGGTCCCCAGCCCCTTGTGCCCCCGTTGCCGCTTCGGCAATCTGGCCGCTCTACCTACCGCCACGCGATCAACTCACCAGCGCCAGGCCGCGCGGACGCTCCGGGCGGTCTAGCGCGCTCGTGATTCCCAGCGCCGCCAGCACGCGCTTGCCTGCATCGAATTCCTCGCAGAATTGCGTGACGCCCTGCCGGAGCTTGATGATGAATTCCTCATCCCGCTCCACGCGGAAGATGCGAGACGGGAACGTGGGCGAGTAGATCACCACGTCCCACCATTTCCGGCCGGAGATCATCAGCCCGCCCTGCACCTGGCAGCGGTGCTCACCGTCCAACCCGTCCAGCAGGTAGCCAATGTGGTGCTTGGCCGCGGGCACTTTGATCTCCAGCCCGCCGTCCTCGCCCACCAGCCCGTCCGGGCTGCATCCGGCCCGGCCGTCATCGGTGAGAAGGAACCCGCCCGGCGTGATCTCGGCATCCCGCTGGAGCTCGTACCACGCGCGCGCGTCCTCCTCCATATCCGTGCCGCGGGTCATGAACCCGCTCTCCGCGTCCACCACTGGGTAGCCCAGGTGCCACTCTGCCAGCAGCTCGTTCCGGTACGTGAAGCGGGCCGCGGCCAGCTGCGCCTTGGCCGGGGTGAGGATGCGGTGAAACTGGCTGGCGGTGGGCAGCGCGAGCCGCGCGTCTATCCATTCCGCCGAGCCCTGGATGAGCGGCAGGTGAATCATGGCTAGTCCCTCCCCGCGGCCGCAGCCTCTTCCCGATTCGTGAGCGCATCCATGGCCCGCTGGAAATCCGCCTTTCGGATTTCCTTGAGCGCGCCCACCCCGAGGAACCGGAGGAACCGGGCGAGCACCTTGTCCTTGTTCTTGGCGCGCTCCTTGGCCTTCTCCAGCGCGTCCTCAATGGCGATGAGCTGGGCCTCATCAATCGGCGTGGGGTCCACCTCGGCCGCGTCATCATCATCATCCGTGGTGATCAGCCCGAGGCCCTGGATGAGTGACCAGCGCATGGCGTACTTGACGGCCGCCCCGTATTTCTGCTGATCGTTCATCCCGGCTTTGCTCGTGGTGGGGCAGGAGAAAAACGAGCTCTCCGAATGGCCGCCGATGTGCCGGAGCACAAACTCCACCGTGACCAGCGCCGCCTCCGGCTTGGAATTCCACGAATAGCTCAGCCCGAGCTCATTGCAGAGCGGGCGTACAATGGCGTCAATGTCGTCCAGTAGGGCGTAGGAAAATTTCACCTTGCCACCCTTCTCTGAGACGTAATCCACCTTGCCCTCTTTCTTGATGCGCGGGCACCGCTGCTGAAAAATGGCCTTGGCCTCAAAAAAGAGGCGCGCCGCCAGCTTGGCGTCCTCGCGTTCCTTGAGCGAGACCAGCCGCTCCAGGGCTTCCACCGGGCTCTTTTCCTTGAGCGCCAGCTCTATCAGGCGGTCCATGCCGCCATCGGTGGGCTTGAGACTTACCTCCAGCGGCCGCTGCATGGCCGTGCCGGGGTCACGCTCTGGTGCCGTGCTTCCCATGTCTACCTCGCTCCAAGGTGAAAGACGTGCCCCTGGCTGGCTTCCTTAACGGTTGAGCCCGAGTATTCGCCACACCGATAGAGTTGTACCGTGGCGCCGTCCGCGCGTATGTGCCGGGCGGTTCCAGCCAGGGGCTTAGCCATGTGTCCGCTTCCAGTCGCGTTGCCAATGGTCCCACATGAAACCGAGCATGACCAGACAGAGCAGCGCCACCGCCGTGGTGGCGAAGTTGAGCTGACGCTCCAGTGACTCCACGTGCTGTATGAGGAGACTGAGGCCCTGCGCCCCGCCTATCTGGGCCACCTCCTCGGGGCTGATGTGCACGACTTGCAGTAGCGCGTTCACAGCAACCCGCGCCAGCTACCGCCGCAGATCAGCCCATGCTCCGGGTTATCGCTGGCGATCTCCAGGCCCTCGGCGTGCTCGCACTCGTGCGCGAGAATCGCGTCCAGCTCGGCGCCGCTGCGGTAGTCTCCCGGCCGCAGGCTCCGCCTGAAACTCACGGAGATCATTTTGCGCGCGTGATCACACTTCCCGCCTATCTGGCCGGGAAAGCCGGGCGTGCTGGCGTCCTCGCAGAATTCCACCAGGCGCACCTGATACCCGGCACGCGCGGCACGGGCGAGAAGCTCAGGGGAGAGGCGCAAGGGCCTCCTGCTTTCGCGCGAAAAACAACCGCGCGAGCTTGGGGCAATCCAACGCCCAGACCGCATCCAACTCCTCCGGGGTGAGGCTGGCCAGGACTGCCGCCAGCCCACGCCAGCGGCCCACGCGCAGCTCGCTGTCCGGCTCGTGCTCATCGGAGATTTCTATATAGGGCTTGCGCTTCATCGTGGAGCGCTTGCCCTGCGTGTGACGCATCCGCACCAGCCAGAGCAGGGCGCTGCGCTCACCTGCCTCCGGGTTGTCATCGGCGCCCCAGAGCGCACCCCAGCGTGCGCTCCCCGGCTGACGCTCCGGCCGCTCGGGCGGACTGGCGCACCAGCAGGCGCAGATTTCCCCGTACTCATCGCGGGCCATGTAGCCACGGCGGATAATGCCAGGCGGGAGACTGAGCTCGGGCGTGGTAGTGGTGGTCATGCGTGTGCCTCGCAGCACGCGAAGAGCTGGCCCTCTGGTGTGCGCCAGCACCCGCACGCCTCGCCGCGGATAATCTCCCGCGCGCCTATGCTGATCACGAGCCCGGCCCGGTGGGGCATGGTGGAGGAGCTGTCAGCAGGCTTAGCCCCTCGGGGTGTGCTTAGTGAGGACGCCACACGCGACTGTGCGCCCGCCTGCTCCTCACCCCGCCTTGCGGCCACCAATCCCCGCGCGTTCAGAAATTCGGCCATTTCATTGAGCGTGGAATCGCTGGCCGTCCAGATTTCATCTAGGTTGCGCTGGAGCTCAAAGGCCACGCCAATCTCCGCCCCGCTGATAGGGGCGATGCGGGCACGGCGGAGCAGGTTGTCCAGCTCCCTGACGTAGCCCAGCGCGCTCTGTCCGTGTGTCCATGGCCCCGCCTCGGTGATCGTTTCACCGGGGAGCGCGTTGATCATGATGCGCAGCGCGCCCTCCACCAGGTTGAGCAACTCCTGCGCGCGGGTCATAGCACGCCCGCCGAGCTGTACCGCGGTTCCCATACCGTACCGGGTGGGCCACGATGCCCCAGCACGTGACGGAGCGCGCGACGGGCCACCGAGAGTGAGACACCTTCATAGACCAGCGGCGAACGGCCGGGGAGCTTGGCCACCCACGCGAGTGGGCGGCGTTTCCGGGTGGCTCCAGTGGGCCGGGGCTTCTTGACGGGCGGCGCCTCCAGCAACCGCTGGACGCAGCGGGCGCAGCTCACCAATGGTGGCGAGGCGTGCGGGCAGCGGGTCACTGGGCGGCCTCCTTGGGGCGGCGCTTGAGAAAGGACGGCGGGGCGGTAATGAGGTACGTGCCCACGTCAATGCCCTTTTTGCCCTGACGCTCGGCGGCCCAGAGGCCGATGGCTTCCCATGCGACGGCGGCGTTTCGGTAGTGGCCTCGCTCGTAGTCGTTGCCCTTCACATCGTACCGCACGAACCAACCGTGGTCGTCCCGGTCCACCTCTACCTGACCGAGACTTCCGGTGCGGAGGGGGCGCTGGAGCTTGAGCTCTAGGAAATCTCTCACGCCGCTCACTTGCGCCCCCACTGCGTCAGCGGCACCACGGCCCGGAACGTGTAGGGCCGTCCGTCATCCCGCTTGGTGTGCACCTTGAGGCTGGGAGTGAGTCCATCCACCGTGTACGTGCGGCCGCCAAAGGTGAACGTGCGCCCGTAGTCCTCGGGCGTCAGGCCAACCAGTTTGTGAAATTCATTAAAGGCAATTCGTTCCTTGGATTGTACGGAGCCGTCCGTCATCCGCACCGCCACGGAAAACCGCAGGGTAGCCGCGCCCGCCGGGTCATATTGTCCGCCTGCTTGCGCGATCACGAGGCCGTGTTTCTTTGCCACGCCTTGGAGCGCTGCTTCCATCTCCGTCTGGAGCTGCGCAATGGAGTGCTTGTCAAGGTGTGTCATTAGAAGGTGAACCCGTTGCCTACAGTAAACAGCACGTGGGGGGATGCGCCGGAGCGGAGAAAGCGCCGCCATCCCTCGTACTCCATGCCGACTACTTCCCCCTCTGAATCGTCACCGACATAGCGGCCCACGGCCACCGTGTGGTGGCGGCGGGGTTCCTCGGCGCCGCTCTGCTCATCGGTGGCAAGGAAATACGTGGTCTCGTTTTCGGCGTGCCGGAGGGCGAGACAGCCACCCCCGGTGTGGTACTGGAACCAGCCACGGACTTCATGGAGCGGGCGGCGGCCATTGGTGGCCGGGGCCATGGGGGTGGGGCGTTGAGCGGTCATAAGTACCTCTCCTAAGCGGGGAAAGGGGTTGAACATCGCGTACAACAAGGGTAATAACGGGTACCGAAATACGCAAGCCCCAGCCCCCGGTCCTTGCGGAACCCACGCCGCCAGGTCTATTATCGGGCCATGAAATTAGCCTGCCGCGAATGCCGGAAGCCGCTGCCGTCACGGCCCAAGGGCCAGCGGGGCCGCGCCCGCCACTACTGCAATGAACGATGCAAAAGCCGCCATCGAAAACGGGTCTGGGCGCTCGGCCGGAAGGCCGCGGCGGGCGGGCTGTCGTGAGCGCCCAGCTAGAGCTGGAGGACGTGACCCGGCAGGCCACGCAGCGCCAGCGAATTCTGGACTGGATGCTGGGGCACGGCGAGCCCCGTTCGTTGAACGAGATACGGGCGGCGTGTGGCGGCTCGGATACAGGCAATTCAGCTGCGCTGCGCCGCCTCCGCAAGGAGGGTTGCTCGGTGAGCTGCAAGCGCGCGCCGGGCGCCGTCTGGCTTTACTGCGTTCGCCTCAGTCAACCCGGACAATAGGACGAGCCTTTGTGACCGCGCCCCCGCCCGTGCTCCCCTCATCCCCTGACGTGCGGGTGTACTACAACGAAAACGACCCGTACATGGTGAAATGGCTGCGCGAGTTGATGGCGGAGGACGCCATCCCGCGGGGTGATATAGACGAAAGATCCATCAAGGAGGTACAACCAGGTGATCTCCTCGGATACACGCAGTGCCATTTCTTCGCTGGCATCGGGGGATGGGCCTACGCCCTCCGGCTCGCCGGATGGACAGCTCAGCCTATTTGGACCGGGAGCTGCCCATGCCAGCCCTACAGTATCGCCGGACGACAAGCCGGAGATGCAGACCCCCGGAATTTGTGGCCATTCTTCCGGCGACTCATCGCCGCACGAAAACCTCCAGTCGTTGCTGGTGAGCAGGTTGCGCAAAAACTTGGCCGGGCGTGGTTCGCCGCTGTTCGCGCTGACCTGGAGGAGTTGGGATATGCCGTCTGGGGCGCCGCTCTCTGCGCTGCTGGCGTCGGCGCACCGCAACCCCGACTCCGCACGCTCTTCATGGCCTACCCCTCTGGCCCACGAGGCCCGGCTGGGGTTTCAAGATCGCTCCACCGGAAAGAAGGGTACGCAGGAATCGTTGAGCACGGTGGCGGTGCTGAACTATGCGCCGGAGAGCGACCCCCGCATCCAGTCAGTGCTTGGGAGCCGTCCCAGTGGCTACCGGGTCGCTTCGGTAAATCTCGCCCAGTTGGACCCGGCATTTACCCTCTGGCTCATGGGCTACCCAGCCGTGTGGGCGCGCTGCGCGGCGCGGGTAATGCCATCGTCCCGCAGCTCGCGGCGGCGTTTATAGCCACCTACATGGAGGTGTGTGCCACATGATGCCCCGACGCCTCATTCATGCCCATGAGATAGACGAGCTCCGCGACGAGGACCGCCCGGACCTAACCGAGCGGCTGAACGCCAAGGCCCGCCAGCTGCAAAAAGATTTCCGGCTCAATGTGCAGGCTGAGCCGGAAGAGTCCTGGCCGGAATACTGGCAGCGCATGGGGGCCTACGTGCTCATCGCCCTCTATGAGATCGCGGCGCTCGCTGGACTCTTTCTGCTGGGCCGCTGGCTCGGGAGCTGGCTGTGAGCGCGATTGATGTACGCATCCGAGACCTGGGGCTCACGCTGGAACAAGGAGCAGAAGCGCGCCTACGCCGATGCCTGCGCGCGCATCCACTCCATCTATGACTCGGACCCCACGGACATGCAGCGGCTCTGGCTGCTGGAGCGCGTGATCACGCGGCGCTCGGTGGCTGATCTCATGGGCTGCGTGCAGCTCCGGCTCACGAACGCAGGCAAGGCGTGGCTGGCCAGTAGGGGGCTGGCGGTCACGTGAGCGACTTAACCGAGTTACTGGATGAGCTGGAAGGAATCCAGAGCGGCTACGAGATGTGCGGGAGCGTGGGCGAACGCCGAGACCTAGACCGGGACCGCGCGGCGTGCCGTGCCAAGATTCAGGCGCTCTTCGCTCCCGCGGCGCCAGGCGGGTTGACGCTCAGCGAGCTCCTGGCGCTGGCCGAGGCCCACCGGGCCGCGCACTGGGGCGGGCCGAGCTACGAGAAGGTGGCGGAGTGGCTCCACGCCCGCGGCGTGCGAGTGGTGGTGTGAGCCGCCGTTCCTTCATTCCCGGTGGTGGCACGCTGCCGCCCCGTGGTCACGGACTGCCCCCACTCACCATTGGCCAGAATGATCGCGCGATAGATCAGCAGCGCGAGTCTGACACGCGCCCGGCGCCCGCCCCGTGCCCCCGCTGCGGGTACGAGCGCCAGGCGCAGCTCTCTCGTGGCCGTATCGCGTGCGTGCGCTGCGGCCATCCCCCTGCCGAGGAGGTTGCATGAACGTCCCCACGATTCAGATGCCCAAGAAAGACGCGCTGAAAAAGCTGGCAGGCTATCGGCACCAGCTCCACCTGCGGGCAGACGCCGAATACGAGGCGGCGGCCAAGGGCTACGCCGCCCTCGCCAAGGGCGCCGTGCTACTGGACCTAGCCGAGGTATTTGCGGAGTGCCCGCGCGATCACAAGGAGCGGCCCATGCTGGCGATTGCCCGCGCTGATCGGCGGCAGGTGCAATTCAATTGGAGCGGGCCGGGCACCTACGTGTTTGACACCACGGGCCGCTGGAGCGGCCGCGGCCATCGCATGCTGATTGTCCGCGTGCCGAGTGGCGCCCCGCGTGACAGACAGCGCCAGCCAAACGATTGGGAGGGCCGCGGCCACGCGCTCGTGCCCATGGTTCCGGCTGACGTGCGGCCGCGCCACGCGCTCAACAAGTGTCACGTGCTGTGGGAGGTGCCGGAGTGGGCGGACAACCGCATCGGCGCCGTGCCGCATGACCCCTACCTCCTCCAGCATCTCGCAGGCTCGCTCTGGGTGGTGCTGGCGGAATGGGATTTGACGCCGCTGGAGCAGGCGATCACGCGCGGCCGCATTGACGCATGAGCAGCGGGCCTGCGTGCTGGTGCGGTGAGCATCGCAAGCGCTTGTCCGTGCGGCGCTGGGTGGTGACGCAACGGTATTGCAATCATTCGGCGTTCAGCGGCTACCAGCACACGCCGAGTGACTGGTCCGCCGTTCGCTGCTTGGAGTGTCATGCCACCTGGCGGACCAAAGCCCCCTACGTGGTCCGGCTCCGCGATGCAACGGACGCAGACCTGGGAATACCGCGCGCATGACACTGCCCGTACCCAAACGCCCGGCACTCACGGAGCAGAGCATCCAGCGGGAGCTGGTGCGCATGCTGGGTTATCAGCGCGTGCTCGTGGTGCCCAACCTCCGTTACTACCATGAAATGGATTTGGCGGCGCTCACGCCCGCAGGCTGCCTCTGGGAATATGAGATCAAAGTCTCGCAGCATGACTGGAACCGGGACCGGGAGAAAGACGTGATACCCGAGGTACCGGAGTGGGCCAAAGCCAACCCGGACTGGGTGAAATTCTACTCAGTGCCCCGCCGCCGCCTCGCGCACGTCAAGCGCTTTTACTACGTCTACGCCGAGGGGCTCACGTGCCCCAGCTGGGTGCCGGAGTGGGCGGGGCTGATCAGCGCGCGCCCCTGCCCCCACCACGTGGAGCTCACACACGTGCGCCCGGCTACCAATCGCCGGGTAGAGAAGCCCCCGGAAAAATTCCGGCTCGCCATGCTGCTCTCCATCTATCACCGTTACTGGGCGCGGGGCTGATGCTCACCATTCAGATTGCGCGGTGGTCAGACTTCCAGCATTACAAGCGCCGCCGCCCACCCTGGCTGCGCCTCTACCACCGTTTGCTGGATGACCCGGACTACCGCCGCCTGGAGCCGCGCGCCCGGTGTTTGCTGATTGATCTGTGGCTGCTGGCGAGCGAAGAGGAGCACGGAAAATTCAGCGTAGAGCTGCCGGATTTGGCCTGGCGGCTCCGCTTGCAGGATGCTAGCGCCTTGCTAGCAGACTTGGGCACGCTTCATGCTGTGCGCGACGTAGAGAACCGCCACAAGTGGCTCACCGTCAACG